TAGTGATGGATCTTAAAGATTGGTTAAACTCGATAAATTATACAAAGAAAAATCTAATTGATGAAGATCCATCTATTGAAAAAGAGTATCCTCCTTACATAGTTAATCGTTGTATGTCAGGTCATCTTGATGCAATTATGTTTGCAAATGAGATGAATATGTATTCCTTCTTACCAAAGAAGATGCAATATGATTTTTTTATAAATATCCTCAGAACTAAGAAGAGATTCTCTCCTTGGCTCCGCAAAGATACGATTAAAGATATTGATTATGTAAAACGTTACTATGGTTATAGTAACGAAAAAGCAAAGCAAACGTTGACAATCTTAACTAAAGAACAACTTGCTTTCATTAAATCGAAGTTTGAAACTGGAGGAACAAAATGAGTGTGGTGCAAGTCCCAGAGGTGAAGTGGGCACCTGATAAAATGGTCGAAGTGGTTTTAGGTGAACCAGATGATTTTTTAAAAGTTCGTGAGACATTGACTCGTATAGGGGTAGCATCTCGGAAGGAAAAGAAAATATATCAATCTTGTCATATTTTACACAAGCAGGGGAGGTACTATCTTGTCCACTTCAAGGAACTTTTTGCCCTTGATGGCAAACACGCTAACCTTACTATTAACGATGTTCAGCGTCGGAATCGTATTGCTCAGCTTCTTGCTGATTGGGGTCTCATAACTATTGTAGATGTCGAAACAATCAAAGATATTGCTCCTTTAAATCAGATTAAAGTATTAGCATATAAAGACAAAGGTGACTGGATACTAGAAACAAAGTATAATATAGGTAGTAAGAAGAAAAAAGTTGAAGAGTCTTAATTTCTTTTTTCTACTATTAAGAGGTCAAAATGAACGGTAGACTAGACAAAGTTGCTATGACTGATAAACTTTTGAAACTCAAAAGAGAACTCGATTATAAATGTGAAATTGGTGAGATGGGTGAGTGGGAATGTGTTGGTGCAAAAAAATATATTAACAAATCATTTGAAATTTTAGATGAATATTGGCAGTGAAAAAATTTATTTTTGATGTAGACGGAACTCTAACACCAAGTCGTAAACAAATTGATACGGGATTTTTTGCAGAGTTCCTAATATTTACTTGTAAGTTTGATACTTATTTGGTAACAGGAAGTGATCGTGCAAAAACTATTGAGCAGGTAGGATTAGATATTTACAATAGATGTAAGAGAGTTTTTAATTGCTCTGGTTCTGATGTTTATGATAGAGACAAAAGTGCTTATAGATCAAATTGGGTTCCACCTTATGAACTAATTAATTTTCTCAATGATGAATTAGATTACAGTACATTTCCAAATAAGACAGGTACTCATATTGAGCATAGACCAGGTGGAATAAACTTTAGTATTCTTGGAAGAGGTGATGATAGTATGAAACATAGAGATGAGTATGTGAAGTGGGATATTAATACAGGTGAAAGAGTATTGATGTCAGATAGAATTAAAAGTGAGTTTCCTAATTTAAACATACAGATTGGTGGACAGACAGGACTTGATATATCTGATACTGATAAGAGTCAAATTATAAAATATTTCAATTGTGGAGATGAAATACACTTCTTTGGAGATATGATGGAAGAAGGACAGAATGATTATCCATTGGCGAAAGCAGTACAAGAAAGGGGTGGTAAAACGTACCATGTGAAGGATTGGGAAGAAACCCGAACCTATGTTAGTCGGTTCTCCTCCACGTTTGCAAGTGGTTTAAAGTATAATTAGTATTGAATGCCGAAAGGGTTCACATTTTATACTCGCTTTTAAAGGAGAACAATCATGACAGCACTACAACGCTATCACTCTGCAAACTTACCAGAGTTGATGAAAATAATCAACAGAAACGGCATAGGTATGGACGATTACCTTGACCGATTTTTTAATGACGATTATTCATCAAACTACCCACCTTACAATCTAATTCATCTAAACAATGTTGAGTCAGTACTAGAGATTGCACTCGCAGGATTTAGTAAAAAAGATATTAAAGTTTATACTGAATATGGAAAACTAATCATTGAAGGAAAGAAAGAAACAAAAGACAATGATTCAGTTAATTATGCACATCAAGGATTAGCACAAAGATCTTTCAATAGAACTTGGCAATTATCAGATGATGTCAAAGTCAAAGATGTAGAATTTAAAGATGGACTTCTTACAGTTAAATTAGGTAAAATAGTTCCAGAACACCATTCTCGAAAAGACTATCTTTAAATAAAGTAAAGGGATCTTGACGATCCCTTTTTTTATGTTATAATATATTTGTTGAGACCGTTTTACAACTCCAACATTTAAAGTATCACTTTTTATATGAAAAAAATTAAACACACAAAAGAGGATTTATCTGCTGTGTTACAGCAATTGAATAATATTCATAAAGAAAAAATAAAACCTCAAAACGATGCAGTCTTTATCAAATTCGACTGGTTGGATTTATCAATAGTTGATGAGTCTGATGATGAATTTTTTAATTTAGGAGTAAGAGAAGAAACCCCACAGGAATTTGCAGATAGAGTTAATAGCTTAATGAATAGTTATGACGACCTTGGTTGGGACACTTCATTTTTTCCTCCTTGTGTTGGATTAAATGGAAAACCAAGAGATGGAAGAGGACGTATTATATCAGCTAAGAGATATGGATATGATAAAATACCAATTGCTATCTATGAATATCCAGATGATTCTCTTAGGACAAACTTAACTTGTGGTTTGCTTGCAAACATACATCCGCCTGCAGCTAGTGTCAAGAGAGATGATGTTATTGAAGCAGGGTTGTTATTAGTGTCTGCTGATGAACTAGAAGCAACTGATGATGAAGTTGCAATATGGTTAAGAGATGAAGTACACATTGAGAAGATGTTTAGGGCAGCTAAAGATCATACAATAATAAGAAAATCAATAGTCAAGAGATGTGAAAATGGAAAACCTCAACTTGTAAAGAGAGGTGATAGTGATCAAATCAAATCATGGATTAAAACCAACTTAAATCTTCACGATAGAAAAGATTATATTCTTACATCTGTTGATAACATCTCATACTCAAATAGAACATGGTGTGAAGGAATTCTTCCCTTGCTTAAAAAAGGTATTAAACCAGTAAATATTATTACTTATACTGGAGTAAGAGATCCAAAAAAAGCAAGAAAACTTATGAAAGGATTTGTAAATGATATACATACAAGTTATAAAAGATCATGTGACATGTTTAATAATAAGGAATTAAGGGAAGAGGAACGTCCTTATCAATTTATAGGTGCATTTCCTCAAATTGTTGGTGATCACTTTGAGATTGGTGAGGAAAGAAAAACATTAGTCAATTTAAAATATTATTAACATTTACAGTAAAGGGATCTTGACGATCCCTTTTTTTATGTTATAATATATTTGCCAGAGAAATACTGGCTGCGGTTATGCCCTTTGGTAGGTTCAGCATAAGCGGCGATAGGAATCTACCAAATCAATTATATTTTATTATGTCTGTTAAATTAGCAATACTGCAAGACAATGAACAAGTCATTGCAGATATTAAAGAACTTGTTGATGATAGTAAACCAGTTGGTTATATATTTAATCAACCTCATCGTGTATATGCTGAGAAACAATTTCTTGCAGAAAGTGAGGAAGATAGATCAATACAAGTTACTTTGTCACCTTGGATATTATTAACTGCTGATAAAGAGATATTAATTCCAAGACATCATGTGGTAACGATAGTAGAACCACTAGATAGTATTAAAGAAATGTATTCAGAGAAGTTAAATGGAAGTCAGAGTATTAGCATTAGTGAATAATCATTACGTGATTAGTCAAGTAGATGAAGTTGCAACTGATGATATAGGACAACCAGATTGTAAACTTACAAAACCATACGTTGTCAATACAGAATCAGGTAAAACTATTCTTGAACCCTTTATGATGGATTTTACAAGAGATGCTACTTTTATGATGGGTTCTGATAAGATCTTGACATTAGCGATCCCAACACCTACACTGTTAGAACAATACCTAAATTTAATTGAAGAATGAGGTTTTACACCAACGTTCAAATGGTTGGAGACAACTTCTTAGTTCGTGGTTATGAAGATGGTAAACACTTTGCAACCCGTGAGAAGTTCTATCCAACTCTTTTTGTCAACTCTAAAAGAAAAAGTAAATATAAAACATTGACAGGAGAT